CCCATCCGTACTGTAGCCAGCCGTCATTATTAAAGAAGTGCCACGCCTCCCCCTTGCCGTCCTGCGTCTTGAGGAATGCCCAACCAGTGGGCCATGTGCCATCGGGGTACTGATACCACATACCCTTTGTGCCCTTAAGCCATCCGCTGGCGCTGGGCTTGCCATTGTACGGAATATCAAATGTCCATTTAGAGCCGTTCTGCTCGACGTATAACTTGCCATCTGCCGCCGTCATGGTGATGGTGTAGAATGGACGCAGGCAGATAAATCCTTTGTTCTTGCAGTACAGTGCGCCCCAATGGCTGAAACTGTCCCCGCCGATCCCGACACCATACGCCTCCGCATGGTTGTACCAGCATAGTTTTGCGCCAAGTTCTGCCAACCTGTTCGTGGCTTCCGTAGTGCAAGCATTGCCGTGATGCGGGATTTTGAACACGCGGATTGTTCCGTACTTGTTAGCCAGGTAGGAATTGATAGCGTTAATTGTGTCGCCACTGGTCATGTAATACAGTTTGGGGAAGTAGCAGACGAGCGATGTGTTATTAACTTGGTAGTCTACATTCTCTGACGGCCTGACGCTTCTCCGCCAAATATCGCACACAATCGACCCCACCTTAATGCGTGTGTTCTGGTCCGCTGGCGGGTAGATGATGGTCTTTTTGAGGTTCTTTGCCTGAGCGATGCGCTGGCTTGCTCGGCTGTAGTCGTCCCGTGCATCCGAATCACGGAGTTTGGTCAAATCTGACGGCGGCGGGCAGTAAATCTTATCTACGATGATGGACGAATCCAGCAGCAGCTTCATTCCACGATCATGATCATAGTGCCAGTGACTCAGAATGTATGTGATGTGCGTGATTCCGTGTGACTTGCAGTATTTGATTATCTCGTTGCAAAGCGCATCTTCTCCGCCATCAATTACGATAGCATTTTTCTCATCGTCGTGGATAATCTGCGCATCGCCTCGACGGTAAGCATAGGACTTCTGCGGAAGCGGGGGGATGAAGATTGTAATCTTGCTCACTGATTATCACCGCCCTTGTTGTATTCCGATGTGGAAATGTGCAGACACACACCGAGAAACGTGTCGATAGCCATGATGGTGGCGGGAACTTCACTAACATACGGGAAGCCCCAAATCTTGCCGAGAGTGGCATAAAGGACAGCCAGCGCTGGCAGGATTGTCAATGCAATCTCTTTCAGAATGTCATACAGTTCGTTACTCATTTTAAACATTTTGTTCCCTCACTTTCCGTCATCAGAGTCTATGTGATCAAAAAGGACAGCCACATCCTTTTCAAGTTTGTAAACTCTGTCAATGACTGAGTTGTGCTTGTCCATCTTCTTCTCCAGCTGCTCCAGCCGATAAGCGATCAGCTTATTATTCCAGATAGAGCTGATAAGACAAACAAGGATTGCTGATACTGCCGATATAAGACTACTGATAATTACTGTGTCCAATGTGGTAGCCCTCATAAATGAAAAGAGGACCCGAAGGCCCTCTGGTTAATAGTTATCGACTTTAAAGTTTACTTTAAGCGACATTACTCATAAATCAGCTTTCGCCACAAGTAACCGCTTACGAATCCCATAACATGTGTGAAGCTGATGATTGCTAAGAATTTCATCCTGTCACCTCTGCTTACTCAAACCCTCTGTCAATCAGAATGAAGGTTATTACCAATCCGATTAAGCCAAGCCAAAAGTCAATCATTCCTCGCTCACCTCTTCGGGTTCGGGAGCGGGCAAGTCATCAAATTCGGGAACAAAGACATAACCATAATCCCACTGTGTTATAACTGTTATGGTGTATCCCCTACTATTGACGATGCCCCTAATTATCTTGGAAGTGTTCATAAGCGCCACCTCACAGAGTTCTGATAACGGTCAACGCAGATGTTGTAGACCTGCTCACGACCTTAATCTGTCCGTTAGACCCGTTAACGAATGTTGCCCTTGCGTCTCCGCTACGGACACTTCCAAACCCGTTCAACTGCCATGCACCACTGCGGAAGATGTAGCAGACAAATGTAATGTCTCCGTACCCTCTCGACAAGATGTCTTGAAGTGCCGTACCAATAGCGCTGTTATCGTCTGCCGTGGAAATTGACAGGAATCTGAACACGTAGAACCTATCTGTCCGTGTGACGATAGCATCAACTCCGTTCTGCACCTCTTCCACCATGCTCGGAACGCTTACCACATCCACAAGTGCATCCACTGATGTGATGCTGATGCCGTCAATGTTGACCTGATAAATCGGAAAATCAACAGGACTGTCTCCGTCTGCGATTGTCCCCGTGTTGTACGTAGGTACTGCGGGATTGGTTGCTGCTGACGTACCCTTGATGACCATCAGCTCCATGCTCTCGACGCCCGTGTCCGAATTCCTCGCGTATCGTGCCACGATCAGATCAATCCTTTTCATGTCCTGTTTGCCGTTCTCAATGGCCATGCTCTCAGTCGTGCCGTACTGGATCTCCGCCGTGCATCCTTCCGCTACGAGCGCACCGTCCGCAATCTCCACCTCGTTCGCACTGACGACCGTAGCAGTCATCTCGCTCCCGACGCCCTTGAGGATATGCGCACTCGCTCCGAAGATGCCGATATTAACATCCCTGACCTGCTGGGCGGTGATGTGCGGCTCCGCCCTGTAGCCTGTGATTATGTTCATTATTTAACCGCCTCTCTGCTTACTTTCATAAGGCTTCTAGCACCAAGTTCAATAGTGACATCATCTGAGAGTTTGTACTCCGTCTTTTCAAATCCGTTCCGCCATGTGACGACCTTCGTCGTTATCGGCGCTGTCATGCGCATCCCGCTTGTGTAATCTCTTCCGCCTGCGATGTCGCCGATCTCTACATCAATGACTGTTTCGAGATCCATGCGGAAACTGTTCTGGTTTCGCTTCTGCTTCAATTGGTCGACGCCCGACTTAATCAGGTCATCACGGGAAGCCCCCGCATAGTCATAGACTTCTGCGATTTCGTCCGAACCGAAGAATGTCTGCGTTTGACTGATATTCCCGTTAGCATCTACATACAAATGCACTACGGTCCTGTTCTTAAGTTCGCCCTGTCCCAGACAGATAAGGTGATTGACGCCGGTGCCTTCTTTGGTCATGTAGTAATTTGCTGTCATATCAGACGAAAACTCAATCTGACTCGAATAATCAACGATTGGAACAGCATCGACCATAACGCGCCCGCTTTTCATGTTGTAAGCGATGCGCATCTTATAGCCGACCGACTTGAGCAACTCTTTAAGGCCCTCATACAGTGTCACGTAGCGATTGTATTGATATGTTACGGTGACGCCCGTTGACTCACTGGATCCGATGAACAGGCCCGGAAACGCGGCGGAAACACGTGCGCCGATGATAGCGTTAAGCTCACCGCTGTCAGTGGCATAATCCGCACCCGCTGGCGGAGAGAGAATCTTGTGTTGCAACATTCCACGCCATGTGTACCCGCCTGCCGCTATCGTGCCGTTCTTGGTGTTGGTCTTGAGGCGTTTGAACAATCCGCCGTACTCGGTGTCGGGGATGTAAATCCTTGACCCATCGTAGACGGTCTCCCATTCACTTCTAAGACAGGTGACGAGGAAGGAGTTCTCTGTATCCCCCACCTCAAAGTCATATTCGGTAAACTGTAACGCACGAAGGTCAACACCGTTAGCGTCAGCAACAACAATCATGCCATCACCTCCGCTCTTGGTTCAGATCGTTCGTGGTAAATCTTCAAATCAACACCAAAACTTGCGTCCCATGTGATCTCAAGATTCCCTTTCGGTATCTTCTGAAATACACTGTCGGTTTTATTCCGGTAATTGAATTTATTCGTTCGTGTGCCGTTTGAGTTGTACTGCGTTATGGTCTTTGCCCTTGAATCAACAATGACATATGCGCCCTGTGGGATCGTTGTATAAAGTACATAACTGTATCCATTGATCGTGATTCTCGGATTGTCTACGAATCCATAGATGATCATTTCAAACTCAGACTCAAACGGGAAGTCTGACTGCACGATTCTCTGCCCGATGACCGGAGCGGTGAAATCATATGCAAAGTCATAAGGAAAATCGAGGAATTCACTCTCTGCTTCCTGTGACGGAGGCAGAGAGATGGTCAACTCCTCGATCCAAAAAGGATAAGGAGCATATATGCCAATCTTGTTTACCGTCTCGATGTTGTTCTCTGCGGGGAATGTATCAGAACTCACTACAAAAAATTTAATGTAGTGACTTCCCCATATAAGTGTCCCCGACTTTTTGCTTCTGACATCATTCTCAAAATCATCATGCAAGGCATTGATGAATCTCTGTCTTTGTGCTTCT